CTCGTCCCAGTCCAGGGTGGCGAGGAAGGTCCAGCCGTTGTGCTTGGGGGCCTCGCCCGTGAACTCGACGTCGTACATGATCTCGACGACCTCGAAGCCCATGTCGTCCTTGCTCTTGACCTCGACCTCGGTGACCTTCAGGTCCAGGCGGCCGGTCAGTCCCTTCTTCGACGCGCGGGCGTTGATCTTCTCGATCTTCTCCAGCGTGTTGGTGAGCTGGAAGTGGTCGATGCGAGCAGTCACGGGGGGCCTCCTGTTGCGGGGCGGTTGTTGACGGGCACGACGTTACGGGTACGCATACCGCTTGTCAACCGCTTCCGCTCAACGGCTTTCCATGCTTCTATTTGCGGACACGAAAGGCCCCCACCGGCCAGCTCGACACGGTGGGGGCCTTTTGCATGCCCGGGGACTACTCGACCCGATACAGCGACCCGCTGATGTTGCGGCGCACGAGGCGTTGCAGGTGACGCCAGCCGGTGATCCTGTCCTGCGGGGCAGGGACGGCGTGGGCGGCCTCCCACACCGTCTGAGTGCGCCGGGCCAGCGCGGACCACTGGTTTGCGTCGATCAGCGGAGCGCAGTCCGGGCAGGCGGCCCAGTCATCCTTGTAGGCCTGCATCCGACCGGTCCTCGGGTCGATCCCGGCGAGAAATTCCGACACGGGCAGGAACCAGATTTCCGTCTCCAGATCCGTGTTGCAGAAGTCGCAGCGGCCCAGCAGTTTTCCGGTTTTCGCGTTGACCGGAACCGCCTTATGGCCCACCAGCGAATCCTGCGCGAAGTGCTCCCAGGATTCCGATCCGTCCTTGGCCTTGATGAACGCCAGCGCCCGGTGGCAGATCTTGCAGACCATGCTCTCGTCGGGCGCGGTGTCCAGCATCCGCCGCTCTTCCTCGGTCACCGGGTGATCTCCTGGCCCGGCTTGAGGATGCGGAACTGGGTGCCGTCCTCGGCCATCAGCTCCTCGCCGTTCTCCATGTCGGTGATGTGCGCGGCCAGCTCGCCGTAGCGGAAGTCCCGGCGCTGCATCTCGTTGGTGAGGGCGCCCCAGGCGGCGTCGTGGCCGCTCTTCTCCGAGGTGCCCACCGTGCGCCATCCGGCGCCCTCGTGGTTGTCCTTGATCTGGGCCCAGTGCACCGGGGCGGTGCTCGGCGCGTTGTCGAGGTACCAGCTCCTGGCGTCCTGGAACAGCTTGGTCGTGAAGTCGGAGCTGTCCAGCGTCGGGAACTTCTCGCGGTGGCCGTCGATCAGCAGGGCGGAGACCTGCGCGAGGGTGAGGCTGATGTCGAACGTCGGCTCGCTCATCGTTCGCTCCTTGTTAGGGCGGGGTGGTTGGTGACGAGGACGAACCTAGTCACTGCAATACGCATTGTCAAGCGATCTCGTAAAACTACTTGTCAGCGGTGTACTTCCGGCGCACGATTCGGACCGGGGGCTTCTGCACGACCATGACGTCCTGGCCGGGCTTGACGGCGACGGTCTCGACGTCCGTGGCACCGTCGGCCCGGAGCTGGTCGACGCGGTGCTGGGCGCTGGCCTTGTCGTAGCCGCATACGGACACATGCCGTACGCCCTTGGTGTCGGTCCACAGGACCTTGATGTTGATCACGGAGTGCTCTCCTGCTCAAGTGGTCTTGGACCAGCGGGTGTTCGAGTAGCGCTGGTACTCCTCGGGGGTCAGCCGCTCCTCGATGCGGTTGTATCCCTTGGTGCCCACCTGGGTGAAGTCGATGACCCACTCCAGGCCCTCGCGGATCAATTTCTCGCGGGTGGACACACCTCTGATGATCAGGCTGTTGGCCGTCCGGTGCCCGAGCGCGTCGTGGCCGAGGAGGTCGTGCAGCTCGGTGCCAGCGCACGAGGAACAACCGGCGTCGGACACGTACTGCTGCTCGGCCATCTGCTCGCGGATGCGCGGGGCGAGGAAGTCGAACCACATGTGGGCTTGCGCTTTGGCCTTGGGCCTGCTCCAGCCGTGCGCAACCATGTACGCGCGCAGCTCCTCGACGATCTCAGCGTCGGTGGCCATGATGTGCTCCTGCTCAGACAAGGGTGGTGGCGTTGGCGACGTGCGGGCAGCCCTGCGCAATGTAGTCCTGCCAACTGACAATGTTGTTCCGCGTGGCCTGGATGCGGGTCATGAACAGCCGCTGCTTGCGGGCGGTCTTCTCTCCGCGCCAGCGGCGCTCCAGGGCGGCCAGTTCGCATGTGCGCTGGGAGATCAGCTTGTCCGCTGCCTTCTGCCGGTCGGCGAGGCGGTGGGAACGGAACGGGCTGGTGGCCATCTGCGGCGCCTCCTGGTGTGGGGTGCTCTTGCAGGAGAAACGCTAAGGGGACCGCTTGAGGTTGTCAAGCGATCCCCTGATATTGCTTGCGTCAGTTGCCGACCAGCCTTGCGCGTGCCTCCAGCGCTCGCTGGAGCAGTGCCTGCTCGCCTTCGTCGACCATCTGCTGTTCCGCGATGAGTTGCTCAAGGGGCGGAAGCGCCAGCCGGATGCCGTCCGGCAGGCCGTCGGTCAGCTCCTTGAGCGGGGCGCCTTCGAGCGGGATCCGAACGTTGAGCCCCACGTCGGCGACGGTGATATCGAAGGACAGCACGTCGGTCAAGTAGACCGAGACGGTGCCCCCTGTGGACAGCACTTCGGTCAGCTCGTCCGTGGTGAGTTCGACCTGATCGAACTCTTCGTCGTCCGGCATCACTCGCTCATCAGTTGTTCGGTCTCGTCGACCGTCTCGCTGACGGCGTCGAAGGCGGCCGTCCAGGCGGCGTTGACGGCCTCGTAGGGCATCGGGTGGTCCGCGAGGTCGACGCCGGGGGGAACGGGGCCGTCAAGGGCGAACGTGCCGTCCAGCGGGTCCCACTTCAGCCCGGCCGCCGCCAGCTCCGCGTTGAACCGTGCGGAGTGCTGTCGGGCCAGCTCAGCGACCAGGGCGGCCGGAGGGCTGTCGTACCCCGCCTGGGTCTCCAGGAAGCCCGTCCACTCCTGCTGGAGGGTGGGGAGGTCGAAGCCGGGGAGTTGGTGGTTGATGCTCATGGTCAGTAGTCCTCATCCCATCGCTCCCCCGCGTACGTGGGGTCGAAGCCTGCCGGGGGCACGTCGGAGAAGGGGGCGTACTTGCGTACGATCTCCTCCTGCTTCTTCAGCCGCGCCGTCCAGTGGGTGGCGCAGCGCGGGAAGGACTGGCCGGTGCCGGACAGCGGGTCGCGGTACTCCACGGGGCCGCTGCACTCGCCCGTGTGGTCCTCCAGGCACTTCGGCTCTTCGTGCTGCTCGCTCACTTCGGCTCCGTCTCGCGCAGGTGCTGCTCTCCGGCCGCGACGTCGCCCCACTGGGCACCGTTCTCGGCGTGGGCCAGGATCTCCTCGGCGGGGGCGTAGCCGGTCTGCTCGTCCACGCTCTTGAAGACGCCCGCGTTGTCCAACGTCTCCAGTGCGGTGATGGCGCGCTCGCTGTTGTCGCCGTCCCAGCCCTTGCGCAGCCAGGCCAGCGCCTCGATGACGTCGTTGCTGTATGTCATGGTCAGTTCTCCTCGTCGATGATCTCGATGACGTCCGTGCGGGACAGCATCTTCGTCGCCGCGTTGTGTCGGGCGTTCGCCTGTACCTGCACGATGCCGCCGTTCTCGACGCGGGACGTACGCAGCCAGGAGAAGGTGTCTCCGCGTACCTTGCGAACGGCCGCGAGGAACGCGTCGAAGCCGACCTGCTCCAGGGTGCCTCCGGCGGCGTCGCGGATCTCCAGGAACGCCACTGCGGTCGCTTCGGCGTTGGTGACGGCGTCCAGCACGTGCGGGGAGGTCATGCGGCTGCCGATGTTGAGCGGCGCGCGCAGCAGCTCAGCGAAGTCGTTGCGGGCCTTCTCGGCCTCCTTGACGGCGTCGCTGATGGTCCGCTCGATGTACCCGGCGGTGGCCTTGGCGTCCATGGGTTACTCCTGGTCTCGTATCGCTGCGTGCTTGGCAGTCTTGCGGGTGCGCTGCTTGCGGGGGCGGGAATCGTGTCCTCCGGCCGCTCCGCTGCGCCGACGTTCCTGCACGGCGCGGATGTGCTCGGGGTCCTGCTGGGCGTGCATGGGTGCCTCCTGGGGCTGGTACGGGAGATACCAGGTTATTGGTCCTCCCGTACCGCTTCCCAACTACGGCTACCTGCGGTCGGCGCGCTTCTTGGCCTCGGCGAGGACGGTCTCGGTGTCCTTGCCCTCCTTGTGGGCGACGGCCTTGGCGACGTCGTCCAGGGACTCCTTGCGGTAGGAGGGGTGCGCGCCGCCCTTGTTCCAGAAGTAGTAGTCCGTGAGCCAGCCACGGGCCGCGTGCAGGGTCTCCAGGGTGTCGTACGCGTCGTGGGCCGGGTGGACCTTGACGACCACGCCGTTGCGGACGACCTGGCGCTCGGGGTAGTGGCCCTTGAAGACCTTCAGCGGGGTGCCGTCGGGGTTGGCGATGGCCTTGGCGGCCTTCTTCGCCTCGCGCTCGGCCTTCTTGGCTTCGCGCTCCAGGCGGGCAGCCTTCTTGTCGACGGACTCCAGCCGGGTCTTGCGCTTGAGGGTGTCGGTGGGGGCCCAGGGGAAGCAGCGGGTGCATGCCTTCTCCCCGGCCAGCTCGACGAGGTCCTCGGCCGTCATGCCGGACTGCTCGACCAGCCACGCGTACTGGGTGGTGGGGAAGCAGGTGTCGCAGTACTGGTCCTTGTGGACGTGGCCGTTGGTGTTGTCGACGAGGTAGTACCGGGTCCAGCGGCGCGAGTGGTACCTGGCCTCGCGGGGGTAGATCTCGCCCTGGAGGATCTCCTGGATGCGCTCCTGGAGGGTCTCGATCTCGGCGACCAGCTCGGCGCGGCGCTCCGGCGAGCGGCTCGGCAGGAGGGAGTCGTAGGAGCCGGGCTCGGTGTCGTCGATGATGTTGATGAACTGCTGGGCGCGGTGCTGCTGGGCGGTCAGGTCGGCGGTCTTGACGTAGGCCGCGTACAGCGCGGTGTCGATCTCGGCCGGGGTGGCGTTGGTGAGGTCCATCGTGTTGCCTCCTGGTGTGGAGCGGTTGGTGACAGGTACGACCTTACGGGGGCGCCTACTGCTTGTCAAGCGAAATGGGGTTACCGCTTGCGTCGATGTACTGCTCGATGTCGTAGCCCATGTTCAGGCTGTTCAGCCGCTTCGCGCCGATCGACTTCACGCGCAGTTCCAGGCGCTTGGTCCAGTCGGCGACGTCGGCCGGGGAGACCGGACCGATCTCGCACTGGCGCAGCCAGAGGATGGGGTCGAAGCGGTCGCTGGTGCCGGTGAGGGCGTCGGCGATGTTGTAGGCGATGTTGCGGCGGGCGTTGAAGTCCTGGTCGTCGGAGTCGGCGATGGCTGCGGACAAGGTCTCGTAGTCGCTGCGGCTCATGTTGCGGGGCGCGGGCATGGCGGGCTCCTCCTGGTGCGGGGATTGATGTTCGCGGGAACAGTACGGGCCGCCCGGCTCAGGTGTCGAGTCGGACGGCCCGTACGCGAGGCGTGCGCAAGGATCATGTGGCGGGGCGGGTCATCTTGTAGAAGTGATCGGGGCTGATGCGAATGGTGTAGTTGTCGCCGCCATCGAATTCGACGAGCCGGGCCCGGTCACGGGTGGCGAGTTGATTCCAGGCCGTTTCGGCGTCCGCCGGGACCAGCTCGCCAGAGCTGTCGTCGTAGCGGCGGCACACGGTGAACTCTGCCTTGATCTGGAGCATCTTCTTCGAGCCCCGGGGGATGGTGCGCATGGGTGTCTCCTGTCTGGTCAGGCGGCGATGCGGGTGCGGCTGCCGCCGATGGCGTGCTGGCTGCCGAGGCGGGCGGACTGGGCGGCGCTGTCTCCGGCCTGGCGGGCGGAGGTGCTGTAGGTGGTGCTGCTGGCACCCTTCCAGGAGCCCCGCGCCTTGGAGGTCTTCGAGTAGTAGTCGCGGACCTCCTGCGCCTTGTCCGAGAGGACCAGGGCGGCGGAGACCTCGATCTCGTACTCGACGCCGTTGTCCTTGCCGATGCTGGGCACGGTGTAGGTGTTCCTCTTGGCCTCTTCCAGGGCCTCCTGGCGGGCCGACCACAGGCGGGAGGAGATGCGCCGGGTGAAGGCGTCGTAGAAGTTGGCTCGGGCGGTGCGGCCGTCCATGGGCTTGGTGACGGTCTGGTAGTCCCACTCGCCCCAGTACGCGTCCCAGACCTTCTTCTTGCCGGTCACCTGCTCCTTCTTGTACTCGCCGGTCTTCAGCCAGGCGTTGGCGGACTCGGTCATCTGCACGAGCAGGGAGGCGTACAGGGCCTCGACGACCTCGATGTCGCTGGGCATGCCGAACGCGATGACGAACGTGGAGTTCATCGCGATGTTCAACTGGACGTCGTTGTTGTCGGCGACGGCCATGAACAGGTTGACCAGGCGGGCGTTGTTGTTCTTGCGGGGCTGGCCGATGGTGATGTGCTTGTGGGTGGGCTGCTCGCGCTGCTCCCGCTTGGCGGTGTGCTGGCGGGCTACGGCCAGGTCGATGCTGGTGAGGGTGGCCATGGCCTGCGCCTTGCGCATGTAGGCCTCAGCCTCTTCGGGGGTGGAGGCGTTCTCGGCCTTGTTGAGGATCTTGGCCAGCTTGTCGAGGGTGCTCATGGGGTGCTCCTCCTGGTGTGAGGCGGTTGGTGTGTGGTGAACGCTACGGACTCGGAGAACCCTTGTCAAGCGATTCCCCGAATCCGTTTTACACACTGGCGAGGCTGCCGAAGCGGACGCCGTGCTGGGCGTAGGAGTCGGTGAGCAGCAGGCCGACCTCGGGGCCCATGACCTCGCGCACCATGTGCAGGAAGGTGCTGGCGAACGCGGGGCCGTGGGCCTCGCCGTGGTTGGCCAGGTGGTGGCTCAGTTCGTGCAGGATGACGATCTCCCGCAGGGCCCAGCCGCTGCTGTTGGTGCGGTCGGGGATGGCCAGGGTGCGGGTCAGGGGCTCGTAGTGGGCGAAGCGTCGTCCGGCCCGGCGTCGTATGCGGACCGGCAGGACGGTGCGCTCAGGCCACATGTCCTTGACCCAGTTGAGGCCGAGGACGGCGTCGATGTAGCGCTGGATGGACTCCAGGTCGCCGAACTTGCGCTCCAGGGGCACCAGCAGGCTGGAGCCGTAGAAGTCGAAGGTGGGCACGTCTGCCTTGGCGAGGGATGCGAGGGTGTCGCGGACGAAGTACTCGGCGTCGTAGACGCGCTGACGCTGGTTGTCTCGCATGGGGTGCTCCTCCTGGTGCGGGGGCGGGTGGTGATGAGGGAAACAATACTCGGGAGGCAATACTCGTCAAGCCGTATCAAGGAAGCAGTAAGCCGTGAGCTGCGTCACATGCGCGGCCCACGGCTTACCTGGTTGACTGGCTGTGCAATTACTTGCTAGATGTAGGCGTTTCCGTCACCGTTTCCTTCGGGCACGGAATCTTGACCTGCACGGAATGCGTGTGCGCCAACCCGTATACGGGGGCGTATGGCGTGGCCGAGGACGTAGGTGCGGGTACTGCGGGTGAAGGCCCGACCACGAGCGATACCTTGCACGTACCCGAGGATTCCGACTTCGTTGCTTCCGGTGTCGGCGCGGACAGATACCTGGTCACCGTAGGCACGGGCTGCGGCGAGGAATCCCCTTCGTATGCCGGAGAATCCGACTGGGAATTCTCGGTATGAAGCCCGGAGAAATCCGACTGGGCAACCGCCGAGATCCCGAATGCCGGTACGGCGAGAATTCCGATTGCCGCAAGGGCGACCTTGATGCGCTGGATTCCGTTCATACCAGCACCGTACCGAATCCCTCGCAGTGGACACAGTCGGCGCCGTCGCGATCCTCACCGGACCCGTAGCACCTCTTGCAGTCGATCTCCTCTGCCGCGCCCTCGCCGGTTTCGGCGGGAGACACTGCATGCACGTGTGCGCTCATGAGAAGTACTAACTAACCTTCCTGGTTGATGTAAGTTGGTACGTCGACGATTTCGGCGTCGATGAAACCGGTCGAGGACTCGATCATCCGGTCCGCCGAGAGAGGCCTGTCGAGCGCTGTCATCTGTTCCCCGGCGTCCCGGCCGAAGATACGGCTGATCATACCGGCCCCGCCGCCATTCCCCTTAGCCTCCAGTTTCACGGAGAAGGAGTCCTGCTCCAGTTCCGTCTTCACCTTCACGAGTTTCTGGAGCCGGTCGATCTCGCCGGAGAGGTTCGGATCCGCGTAGCCACCGGTCATATCCTCGACCATCTTCATGAAGAGGACCCGCTGCGCCTGCATCTCGATGAGCGAATTCTGGAGCGACTGCATCTGCTGCTTGCTCTTCACTTCGACCGGGATGTCGTACGCGCAGTTGGCATTCTGGTCGAAGGCCGGGCACTTCGACGACAGGAAGCAGGACGAGCAGGCGCGCATGGACTGGCTGCGCACGGTCAGGAGGGGGATGTCCCGCTCCTTGTTCACGCCGTCCTCGGGGTCGGTGTAGACCTCCTTCTCCTGCACCAGGCCGATGACCGGCAAGTTGGTACGCGGGCGGTCTCTGCGGACGGCCGGAGTTGTCACCGGGTTGAGCGTTTTTCCGTCCTCCGTATCAACTTCAGTGCCCTGCATTTGAGAGAAACTCGAAAGTACCCCTCCGGCAGAAGTAGTAACTGCCTGGGCTTCCTGCGGCCGGTGCTGGTCGATCGAGGCGGCCAACTGCTGCCACGACCAGATGGTGAACCGCAGTACCTCGTCGTTCTCTCCGGCCTCGATACGGTCGGCGTCGAAGCCCGCTTCGGTGAACAAAGTGCGGTGCCTTTTCCGCGCCTGGTCCTTGTACTTCTTCGGGTAACGCTTCAATTCCCGGCCGGTCCACACAATGGTGTCACCGTACTGGGAAGGGGAAAGCCAGGACGTCGAGGCGACGCTGTCCCAGTTCACGGCAGCCATTTCCGCAGGCTTAGTCATCGCCACTCCGTGGAGTAGCGTGCCGTATTTCCGGGTGATCTCGTTGAGAACCGGGGTGAGATTCCGACCGTCGAGATCCGTCTGCGTCACGCCGACTCGCTTATACCTCTGGGCGAGTTTATCGAGTTCGTCGACTCCCCATTCCGAATGCCATATCGGAAGGAACTTGTCTTCCGGCAGGTCCTCGTAGAAGTCCTCTCGCCGGGCCTCGATCCATTCCCGTCCAAGAACGACAGCGTCGAACTCGGACACCATATGAAGGGAATCGATGTTCTGCTGGACGAACGCCTCGTAATGCGCGGCGATATCCTTCAGTTCGCCGATCGAGTACTTGTCGTCGTCGGCCTTGTTGACCGTGTAGGCGCCGGAGTCCAGGAAGACCTTCTGGTTTTCGAGGTAGTTGTCCTCGATCAGCCAGGGCCTCGTGAACTTGGTCCGGCGCCGCAGGCCCATGTACGAGAGGGAGACGGTTTCGACGCCTTCCTCGGCCAGCATCTTGCGCCAGCCGGGAATCTCGGATCCGCCGAGGAAGAGGTGCACGGTTGGATTCTCCGAATCTGCTTGGGTTACTTCGGGGGCTGTACGGCGCTCTTGGGGAAGAGGCCGGGCTGGGTCACGCGAGGCTTCTTGGCGGCCGGAGCGCCAGCGGCGGGCTTCTGCCGGGGACCCGGCGACGCGGCCACCCCGAACTGCTGCGGGGAGCGGACCTGACTCGGGCCGAACAGTCCGGCCTGGACGACGCGCTGCGGCTTGGCGGCCGGTGGAGGCGTCTGCGGGGCCGACTGGACGGGGGTGCCCGAGGCGCTGGCGTGGGTGCCGAACGCGGCGTGGAAGTCGTCCCAGGCCCCGCCGGAGGGCTTGCTCTGCGCCTGGATGCCGTTCATCCGGGCGTTGAAGGTATGAAGGAGGTCGGAGGCCGCGCTGGAGTGCTGGGCGTGCCAGGCGTCGAGGCTGGAGGAGTGGTCCTCGCGCACCCGCTGGATGTCGGCGTGGTTCTTGATGCCGTTGGCGATGCCCTCGCGGCTCATCACGCGGGCGTGCATGCTGCTGTCCTCGGCGGGGGCGCTCTGCTTGCCCTGTCCCTTGACGCGGATCTTGATGCGGGAGTTGGCGGGCTGCTGGCCGTTCTTGGCGTTCTCCAGGTCGCTGACGCGCTGCTCGACGGTGCGGCGCGAGCCGGGGAACTGGAGGGGCTGGAGGTAGCGGTCGCGGATCTGGGTCGCGATGGAATGGAAGACGGAGCCACTCATGGCCGTATGTCCCTTCTCAGGAAGTAGAGGTAGCGGTGTCCGGCCACGAAGGAGGCCAGGAAGCCGACGCTGATCAGCGACCGTGCGGACGTGCTCGACGCCAGGAACACGGCGGTGAAGACGGTCACGTTGGTGCTGTAGACGAAGAGGGTGGCGGCGAGCCATCGCTCTGCGGCGCCGAGCTGGCGCCAGGCGGGGATCGTCGCGCGCAGAAGCAGGGCCGCGAATGCTGCTCCGGTGAGGACGGAGAGGATGCGGGCGATGCCGATGAACAGGACATAGCCGTTGCTGGTCACAGGATCTCCATGTGTGGGCGCTGATCTTCTTCGCGTAGTGCTCGCTGCCTCTCCACTTCGTCCACCAGGGCGGACCAGGGGGTGACGCTCTCCTGGTAGTCGGGGCGGAAGCGTGGGGAGGAGTAGTTGGGGTGGAGGTAGTTGAGGACTCCGACCCCGTGGGCCATGACGTGGGCTGCGATCTCCGGGTCGGGCTCGATCAGCAGCTCGACGTGGCATCCGGCCTGCCGTAGCCGGGAGATCTGCCGCATCCTTCGTTCGGCCGGGTCCTCGGGATCCCGCAGGTGCGCGGGGATGAGGTAGGGGTGCTTGTTGAAGCCGTTGACGCGCAGCCAGTGCTTGACCGGCTCGACGTCGGTGTTGTCGGTGATGAGGGCGACCCGGTAGGTCTCCATCAGGCCCCAGTACAGGCGCTGGCCCTGGTGGATGACGGCCTCGCCGACCTCCTTGGACAGCACGCCCTCAACGACGATGGCGACGGTTGCAGTCATCGTCGATCACCCGTGCCGGTGTTCGATCAGGCCCTCGCGGTGGGCCTTCTCATGGGCGCGGACGGCCTTGCGCTGGTCGTGCTCCAGGAAGCGGGGACTCATCCCGTGGGCCTGGATCAGGTGCTCGTGCACGGCGTCGAGGTCGGTGTGGGTCTTGATCTTGGGTTCGACGGGGGCGGTCTTCTCGAACTGGTCGAGGTTGAGGACGTGGGCCCCGACATGGGTGTCTCCCCGGCCGCGCGCTTCGGCGAGCCGGTGGTGCGCGTCGGCGACGTACGGTGTGCCGCCCTGGATGACCACCTTCACGTGCGGGTGGTCGGGGGCCAGCGGGCCGGTGATGTAGGAGTGTGAGCCGGTCTCGTACGCGGTCTGGCCGGTGTGCAGGACGGCGCTGGTGCTGATGCTCTGGAACTTGGCGTGCTTGTTCCAGAAGGCCTCGTTGCCGTGGCTCATCTGCGGGCCGTGCTTCTCGTACCACTTGTCGTCGATCTTGGTGTCGACGACGTTGCCGTGCCCGTCGAGGTGCCCGAACTGCTGCGGGTTGTGCGGCGGGCCCATGACCATCTGCCCCTCGGACTGGGGGTAGTTGGTGCGCTCCTCGTCATGGATGAGCGTCTCGTCGCGGGCGGCGCCGAGCGAGGTGACCTTGGTGAACATCCCGCCGCTGTGAGGCGTGGGATGCCCGATATGAAGTGCGCCGGGCTTGGCCTGGAGATGCAGCGGCGTGTCCTTGGTCAGGTGGTAGGCCGCGCGCAGCGCGGTCTGCTTCTGACCTTGGGCTGAGACCCTGCTGCCCAGGGGGACCGGGAGGGCGGTCTGCTCGAACTGTGGACCGGCGGTGTCCGGCTTGCTGCGGGAAGGTGCCATCACGCTCTCCTGTAGGGGGTGTTCCAGAGGGCCGCCTTGGCCAGGGCCACGGCAGCGTCATCGAGGGGAGCCCCGTACAGATCCGTTTCTTGTGCTTTGCGGGCCTCGGTCTCCGCTGTGGCGAGGGCGCTCAGGGCCTGGACGGTCCCGGCTTCCTTGTGTGCCTGCCAGCGGAAGTTGTAGTAGTCGCCGTAGCCCTCGCCGGTTCCGGAGAAGGCCATGCGGCGGCTGAGGTGGATGTCGTCGAAGAGGGCCTTGGCCTGCTCGGTGACGATGCGCTGGGAGTCCATGGCGTTCTTCCAGGCCGGGCTGTTCTCGACGGACTGGGCTGCCTGGGAGCGCAGGAGGCCGTAGCGCTTGACGAGCAGCTCGGCCTGCTTCTGCTCGGCTTCGACGGCGGTCTTCCACTCGGCCGGGTAGAGGCTGCGCGGGTCGTCCGGCAGCTCGGGCGGGGTGATGTCCCAGCAGTCGGCGGTGAGGTTGTAGGCCGCGTAGGGGTGAATTGCGGCGATGCTGTGCGAGGTCGTACCCGGGTTCAGGTAGTAGGTGACCTCGTACGTCTGGCCGTGGAAGTTCGTGTTCGCGGTGGACGGCCACAGGTTCCGCTTGAGGTCTGTGTTCAGGAGGTCCGCGAATTCCGTTTCGCTGATTCCCTGGAAGGTGGGATTGGCCTCGTAGAACTTCGGGAAGTCGACGCCGAAGAGAACGTCGAGGTCGCCGTTGCCTCGGTCTCCGGCCCACTGGTAGGAGATGCCGGAGCCTGCGAGCCAGGCCGCTGACCAGGTACGGGCGCCCTTGTAGCGGGCGTCGAGGAAGTTGTTCAGGATGCCGAGGATGTGGTCGCGCACGTCGGGCTTGATGTGCTTGCCGTCGAAGATGTGCGGGTCCAGTCCGCGCTGCGGCGTGCTGAAATAGCCGGATGCCCCCGAGTGAATGTCGGGCTGTGCTCCCTGGCTTACTGCTCGATTGAGGTAGAACTCGTATCCGGCCATGGTTTCGATTCTAGCTGGAATAGGGAAAGCCCCCGATTCTGCAATTGAATCGGGGGCTTTAGTAGTTGCTATTTCTCTCAGAGTTTGAGAGAAGCGCGGAGTTGGGCCTCCTGGGCCTGCCGCTGCATCGCCTGTCCGACCATCATCATCTGCTGCTGGGTGCGCTGGGCCGTCTCCATGACGGTGAGGTCCTTCTGGACCACGGCGACCGCGCCGTAGATGTCGTCCGGGGTGGCTCCTCGCCGGGGGACGAACTTCTGGGTCAGGTCGCTGGTGGCGACGACTGCGCCGTCCAGGCCGACCGCGACGAGGAACGCCGTGGTGACCGGGGTGCCAATCTCTTCCTCGGCGGGCGGGTGCTCGTCCGCCATCTTGGCGAGGGCCTCACGCTGCTCGGGCGTGAGGTCGTCGGTATGAAGCGCGGTGCTGTCGCTGCTGGGGGTCTGGCCGAGGATCGGGATGCTCATGTGTGCTCCGGGTATGTGTCGGGTGGGGTTACTTGTAGAGTCCGGCCTTCTCGCGGGCGCTCTGCACGACGAGGGAGTGGACCGGGCAGAACTCGCAGAGGTAGCGGTCCTGGGCGGACTTGTACTTCGGCAGGCCTGCCGCCTTGCGCTCGGCTGCGGTGTCCGGCGTGAGGCGCTTGGAGCCGGTCTTGTAGTCGCCGCAGCCGGGGTTGCGGGCGTGTGCCTTCCAGCAGGCGTGGGCGTCTTCCTGGAAGGTGTTCTTCGCCTCGTAGAAGGTGGTGTCGAAGCCGGTGTGGCCGGTCTTGTCCCTGATCTGGGCGATGATCGCGTCGCGGGTGCTGGGGCTGTCCCAGTGCTTCTTCTCCACGCGCAACATCGGGTGCGCGACGTGGTTGGGGTGCTTCTGCACGAGTGCTTCCAGGAGGAAGTCGGCGCGGGGGTCGCCCTCGTAGTCGGGCAGTTCCTCCATCGTGCCGCAGGTCTTGCAGAGAAGAAGCCGTATGTGCTCGGCCATGGTGTCCCTTCGAATCAGTACCAGTTAGTGGCCTGGGAGTGTGCCCAGGCGGTGCAGGGTGTCCCGTATACCGCCTCGATGTATCCGAGTCCCCATCGTATCTGGGTTATTGCATTGGTTTGCCAATCCGAACCGGCTGAAGCCATCTTCGAGGCCGGTAGTGCCTGGGGTATTCCGTAGGCGCCGGAGGAGGGGTTGGTGGCGGTGACGCGCCAGTTGGACTCCTTCTCCCACAGCAGGTCCAGGCAGGCGAACTGGGTGGCTCCGACCTTGGCGAGGGCGTAGGCCTTCGGGGAGGTCGTGGCGACGACGGTGTGCGTCGGCGTTGGGGACGCGCGGGGCGTCTTCGTCGGTTTTGGCTGGTGGGAGTGGGTGGCGCTGGCGGTCGGCTTGGGGGTCTTGGTGACCTTGGGGGTGGGCGCCGGAGCCGCCGAGGTATGAAGCGAGGGACGCGTCAGGGACCGGTTGGCGGTGTCCGGAGCTGCTCGGGTGACGGTCGGCGCTGCGGCGATGCCGCTGTAGTCGACGGGCTGGCCCTGGCCGGTGATGGAGATGGCCGATACGGCGGAAGCCGTAACGAGGATGGCGGACGCTGCTGCTGCTGCGACGCGGTAGCGCATGCGGTGCCTCACGTTCGGGGACGTTCTTGCTCTTAGAACGTAACATCCCCACTACGGCATTGGAAGCCGTAATGGGGATGACGTTGTTCAGATCACGCCTTGACGGTGAACAGACCGCTGGCCTTGGCCAACTTCGTCAGCGATGCCAGGCCCGGAGCACCCTTGGCGTCGTCGCCCGTGTAGCCGCTCTTCCGGCGGAAGAGGTCGTAGCCGTCCTGCGTCTTGGTGCCCCAGGAGCCGTCCACCCACCGCGCGTCGAGGTAGCCCAGCGCCGACAGCGCCTTCTCGACGAGCAGCACGTCCGCCTTGTGGGTCGTGTGGCCGGTGGCCGCCGGGAGGTCCGCCTTGCGGGCCGCGACGACGTTGGAGACGTCCACGACCGGCTTCGCAGCGGGCTTCGGAGCCGGAGCCGGGGCGGCCGGAGCCGCCGGGGTATGAAGCGAAGGGTTCTGCGACTTCCACGCCGGGTCGGCCGACTCGATGCCGTCCGGGTATTCCGGGTAGCCATATCCGTAGACATGCGCGTCGGTCCGGACGTGGGTCTTGGCGTAAACGCCATCCCCTTCTGGCGAACCGTTTATGTTCGTATTGCCTTCTACGCTGAAGACGTGAGTCGCGTCGAATCCGATAACGACCCCGGTGTGCTCACCTCCGCCCGGCCCATAGAAGATTTGACTGCCGATCGCGGGGTACGCACTGAATCGCTTCCGGGCCTTGTACCAGGAAACGCCGGTCGCGCACGAGGCGGTAACCGGGTAGGCACCCTTCGGCAGGCCCGCCGTCTGGAAGGCCCACGCCGCGAATACCGCGCACCAGGCACCTTCCACGTCGTCGACCCACTCCAGGCCCGGGACCTTGTCGGCGTACTTCTCGTGATTGTTCCAGTGGCCGTTGGAATAGCCCTCGTGGTATCCCACCTCGGCATTTACGACCTTGGTGAGATTGTCGGTCAGAGACATATTCAGAATCCTGCCTGCGATGGTGGGGTCTGCACGTAGTTCGGGGTGTGGACCGGCTGGCCGTCGGGACGGATCTTGACCTCGTCCTCGTGGCGGCCGTACCACACGTCGCTGAGATCCAGGCGGGCCCGCGTCGTTGCGGACGTCGTCACGCCGATACCGCCACGGTCGACGATGATCTTCTTGTACTTGCCGTCGGTCGCGCCCTCGTTGAGTTCCGCGTTCATGGACCGGGACTGGGCGTAAGCCATTACTTCGCTCGCTTTCCGTTACCGTTCGCGCCCCGGCGATCGTTGAAGATGGCCAGTGGCTTAGCGGCACCGGTCGAACCCTCTTGGACCGTGCGCTTGCTGTTGTCAGACATTCCAGGGCGCCGCTTGTCGTCTGCGCGGTGCGGCTTTCTGTGCTTGGCCATCAAAAGCCCCCAAGGGTCGGCCTTGAACTTCCAGAATAGCCACCTATACTGCCCACTCCGTTAGTCGGAGCCGCGAAGAGGCTATTCACGTCGAGCACGTCCTCAATTCCGAGGGCCGTGGTCCGGTATCCGTACTTCGGAGGAAACAAAGGACGGACGACAGGGGCGGGTGCTGCCTGCATGGCGAGCACGTCACCCGGGATATCGGCGACGCCGAGCGCGTCCGTGAGAATCCGCTCAGGAAGAGAGGCCCACGGACGCGTCCGGTCGTATATGGAATCCGCTTGCATCAGAACAACTTCTGCTGGCCCGGGTGGACCTCGGTATGAAGTCCGTTGCCCTTGCCGTAGGTGTTCAGCGAGGAGTCGTGGTTGTCGCCTCGGCGGCGCTTCTCCTCCGACCACTGCGCGGACTGCATGTTGGTCAGGGAGTTCAGGCCGCGCTCCTGCATCACGTTGCGGGCGACGTGGTCGTGGAAGGCGTGGATGCCCTTGATACCCATGTACGCCTGCTGGCTGCCGGAACCCTTCTTGTCCTCCAGGTGCGGGGCGAACGCGCCACCACCGGAGTGGGTGTCGGACACCCAGAACTGCGAAGAGCCGTGGGGGTCGACCCACGAGTTGTGGTAGGCGCCGACCTTCTCACCGGCCGTTGGCTTCCACGCGTTCGACAACTGCTTGCCGTTGAGGACCTGGTTCGTCACGTCGATGGCGAGGGCGTGGTTACGCGGGTAGCCGTTGACCGGGTAGGCGCGGGTGTCGCCTTCCTTCTTCACCAGTTGCGTGGACTGCTTGCCTGACTTCGAGGTGACGGTCTTCTCGACCTTGTCCTCGCGCGGGACGTAGTAGTCCGGGTGGTAGTGGTAGTCGGCGCCGGTCTTCCCGGACTTCGCCCACTTGATCGCGTGGCTGGCCGCCTCGTCGTTGGGGTAGACCGCCTTGCCCGTCTCCTTGTCCGGCCGCACGAAGACGTTCTGCGGGGACGTGATGGCGTTCGCAGCGGCCTGGACGCCGAAGGGCACCCCGTTCTCCTTCGCCGACGTCTTCAGGCGCGCACGAGGGGACAGGGAACCGTCGCGGGTGTGATCCTGGGCCGGGCTGTAGAACGAGTCGTGGTGCCCGCCCTCGTGGGCGTAGGCACGGTCGACCTGCGCGGCCAGCGCGCGATGCGCGGAGTCGGGGGTGACACCGAACTTGGCGGCCGACCGCAGCACGCGGGCCTGCTCGGCGGGCGAGTGGTCCTCCCACCGACGGTTGACCGGCATCATGTCCTTGACCGGGTTCATGGTGTGCTGGCCGTGCCAGACGTCAGATCCCTCCGGGCCCGCCAACTCCATCTGGCCGTGCAGGTTCGGGGCCTTGTCGGTGTTGCCCATCAGCCGGTACGACTGGCGGGGACTGGCACCGGCACCGGGCTTGTCCTGGATGGTCTGGAACCGCTCGGGGTTGGCGGCCTCGTAGGACTGCCGCTTGGCCGACGCGTCCTTGACGGTCTTGTTGTAGGTGCGGGTATCCGCAGCCTTCTGTGCGGGGGTCTTGCTCGCAGCCATCGGGCTACCTCCACTGGTCTGGGGAGTTGTGGGGAGACGCCGACGGCAGCAGCTTCCGCAGCCGTTCGGAGCGCACGGGGTCGATGTCGGCCATGACCTCGGCGACGCCGTACTTCTGCTGGAGAGCGGCCATCTCTGCCGGGGACAGGGCGTTGACCTTGCCGCCGTGGGCGAGGCGCTCGGTGATGTCGCCCTTCTGCGTCCACTTCAGGCCCCGGGCCTGGTAGACCAGACCGGCCTGCGGGTTGACGGAGCCGACGTCGGGCCACACGTAGTCGCCGGGGTCGATCTTGTCGCCCTTGTGCACGCCCCTTTGATAGGAGCGGTCGGTGAGGCGCTTCTGGACGCCCTGGAGCACTCTGTCCTGGCGCCGGTCGTTGATGGTGCCGAGATATCCGTCGGGATATTCGGCGGAAGGGACGCGGGCACCCATGGCAGCGCGCCGGGCGTCCAGCGGATCGCGGAAGGAAAGAGCATCTGTTCCTGCTCCGCCATTCGCACGAACCGGGGCGCCCGGCTGACCTATGCCCATAGGTGGCAGGTATTGCCAGTTAGACATGGCTGCCTACGACTCACATTCCCTGTCGGTACTGACGCCGGAGGTAGAAGTCGCGGTTACCGATGGCGGAAGGGACCGTCACGGTGTTGCGCTGGACGAGTCCAGCCTCGGCGGCATTCGCCTGGTAAAGGACAGCGGTCGGCCGCAGGGAGGCACCGTTCCGCTCCAGGATGTTGGGGCGGTGGGAAGCGGTAGCCGCCTCCAGGAATCCACCCTTGGACTGGTTCTTCTTCGGGACGGACCGGCCCTTGATGGGCTTGGCCACATTCCCGACCCGGGACGCTGCGGTACCCATGGTCGGACGCAACGACGGGTCATTCGTCGTCACGAGGTTGTCGCTCTTCTTCTTCGCCACTTCTGGCTCCTTAGCCGCCGAGGGTTCGGTACGGGTTCTTGTCGATCCACAGCCGCTTGTCATACGTCTGGGAGGACGCGCCATTTGCCGACGGCGCGAATCCCCCGCCGATACGCTTTCGGTCGTAGTCCTGGGAGCCCAGACCGTTGGCGGAACCGCGTACCTGGGTCTCGTCGAAGACTGAGGTCGGCGTGAATCGCTGGGTATGGACCGGCTGGGCCGACGGGTACTTCGTTTCCATGGCACCGGTCGAAAAGGACCCATTTCGTCCGTCCGATACACCATTCATTTCGCCTCCGTGGGATCCTTCCCAGTGTAAAGACGGAATGGCGGCGGTTTAGAACTCGTCAGTGGACGAGGATCCGCAGAAGGATCGCGCTGATTTCTCCGGCATCGGGGGTGTTCACCGTGGTGAATCCGGGCCGGGTATCGAGGACGATCCCCCGGGGGGCGACGAAACTGTTGGCGATGGCGATTGCCTTGACGCCCTGGTTCACTGCTCCGGCTCCGATGGCCCGCAGGGTGACGCGCTTGCCGTCATAGACGGCGTGAGAGATGGCGCTGGCCACGCTGGCGGCGGACGACGAACTCTTGACCCGGAGGATGACCTCGTTACCGGCCCCCTCGTCGGCGTCGAACTGAACTCCCATTTGTTTCTCCTGTTGCTCCGATTTGCATCACATTTTGAGAATACGGAGCGGCAGGAATCTTGTGTTAATGACAACAGGCCCCGGGGCGTCGTCTCCACCCGGGGCCTGCTGCGAATCGAGTTGCTACTTCTCTGCGTACCAGGAGCCTATTGCCTGGGCGGGTGGGCTTTCGAGGTACGACTTGGCCCGCTCGAAGAATGCGGGATCATCGCGGGCGTGGCCGAGGAGGTTGTTGCAGGGGCGGCATAGCAGTCCCCGGACGAGCAGGGTTTTGTGGTCGTGGTCGACCGAAAGGCGCCGGGTCGCTCCGGTGGCCCGTCGGCAGATCGCGCACTTCCCGCCCTGCGACGCGTACAGGGTGTCGTAGGTCCCGCCTACGAGGCCGTACGTGGCCTGTACGCGCTTCTGGTGGGCGGCCGTGCTGCGGCGCTTCTTCTCATCGCGCCAGTGCGTGGCGCACCGTGGGCCGGGGTTGGGCGCTGGGCGCTTGCTCCCCGGCTCGCAGTCCTTGCAGACCTTGGGGGTGGTCACGCGAAGGCCAGGATGTCCCTGACCTTGGTATGAAGGTCTTCGAGGGTGCCGTCGTTGATCAGGCGGACGTCGAACCACTTGTCGGGGAGGGGCTTCTCGGACTTGTGGTCGTTGACCGCGCCGACGCCGGGCCGCTCGATCTTGACGAGCATGCCGAGGCGGGAGTCGATGGCGTGGTGCTCGTTCTCGAACCGCAGGTCGGTGAAGACGTACTTCTTGTCCTTGTCCAGGCCCTTGAAGGCGGCGTCGACCCACACGTTCTGGTCGATCATCTCGCGGCCGACTTCGGTGCCGATGACTTGGAGCATCCGGCGGATCTCGGGGTAGGTGCGCTTGGCGTCCTCCCACCCGATGGTGTCCACGATGTCCTTCACGCGGATGTCCTGGCCGTCGGTGCCGAAGAGCACGACGGGGTTGAGGACGTACAGGGCCTCGCGGAGTTTGTCGGCAAAGGCGACGCGGGTGTAGCCGTAGTCGGCGAGGATCTTGGCGACGGCGTCCTTGCCGACGCCCGGGAAGCCGTGGAGGCCGATGAACTGCGGGAGCCAGGACTCGACGATGTCGTGGCCGTCGGTGGTGTTGGTGGTGGCGGTGCTCACTGGTTTTCTCCGTTGTTCGTGCGGGGGTCGGAGACGGTGAGGTGCTCTCCGAAGTTGATGCTGCGCTCGATGTGCTCGCGGACGACGGGGATCTCCCAGATGGCCCGGCGGGCGGTGTCGACCTTGGCGTTGCGCTTGTTCTCCAGGTGGACGAGGGTGCTGAACTGCCCCTGCCAGCGGCCGGTCATCCAGTCGGTCTTCTCGATCAGCGGGGTGACCTTGTCGACCAGGGCGAGGGCCTGCTCCTCGGTCTCCTTGAGGCGCCTGCGCTGTATGACCAGTTCGTCGAGGCGCTTGTCGAGTTCGGCCCGCGTGGTGACCAGGCCCCAGGCGGCGACCAGGACGACCGCGCTGTAGATGGTGACGATGAAGACGAGCACGTAGTTGTTCATCGGGCCATCACGCACCGGGCGGGCACGTCCTTGACGGGAAAGGGCCCGAACCACGAGCACGGGGCCGAGGCGTGGAACCAGATGCTTCCCAGGACGAAGACGGCGAGGACGGTCCCTACGAGGATCCCGCTCAGGGCGTCGTCGGATCTCCTGCTCACGGGCAGACCCTTCCGTTGTTGGTGTACGCGATGTAGGTGAGGGGGAAGTGCTCGGCGAACGCCTCCTCCATGTCCTGCGCGACCTTCTCGATCTCCTGCTGGGGGAAGGAGGGGAAGGTGGCGGAGGGGACGCGCGTCCGCAGGCTGAGGAAGTGCATCAGGCTGCGGGGGTTGCAGGTGGCGTAGAAGGAGGTGAACAAGCCGACCGGGAGGACGTCGCGGGCGATCTCCTTGGCGACTCCGGCCTTGAGCATCCGCTGGTACGCGGACCATGCGGTGCGGTAGGCCTGCTCGTGCTCCCAGCGGGTGATGCCGTACTGCTCGTAGGTGCCGTCCACGAAGGTGTAGGCGCCGGGCTTGCCCTCCTGCACGAGCGGGCGCTTGCGGTCGGGGATGTAGAAGACCGGCGCCAACTCCCTGTATCTGCCTGAAGTTTCGTTGTAACTCCAACCAGCGCGGTGACGCATGAACTCGCGGGCCACGAAGATCGGGGCCTCGACGAGGAAGGACAGTTGTCCGTGCTCGAAGGGGCTGCCGTGCCGGTCCCGCATCAGGTAGTTGATCAGGCCGGAGGCCTCCCCCGACTCCGCCGCAGCAGAGCCGAGGGTGGACACGCGGGCCGCCTGGCAGATCTTCGCGTCGGACCCGGCCAGGTTGTCCAGGTCGAGCGTCGCGGTGATCTCGGAGCGCTGGGCGATCACTTGGCGGACACCTTGCTCTTGGGCGCTTCGTCGTTCTTGATCGTGGCCTTGAAGAAGGCTCCGGCTGCGTCGTGCCAGACGACTACACCCTCGGGGTCCTTGAAGCCGGGAGCGATGAAGGAGCCGTCCGACTCCAAGGTATGAAGCGCGATGTTCACGGCGTAGTTAAGGTCGTTGCCGTTGGCGACCAGGATGACCGGTACGACGGTGACCTCCGGCGGGGCGGGGACGGCCTTGGGGAAGGTCTCCAGGTACTTGTCGGTGACCTCGGCGTCGCGGATGTCGTACCAGCGGTTGACGTTGAAGAGGGCGAAGCGCCTGTCGTCGAGGCCGTAGCCGGACTGGATGCCCTTGCCGAACCACTCGCCGTAGTGCTTGCCCTCGCCGAGCGCGGTGAGTGCGTCAGCGTTGTCGTAGACCCACTTGGCGAAGCCGAAGTTGTCGGCTTCCAGGGTCAGCCAGCGGTTCCGGCTTCCGGCCCGGACGAGGTAGGTGTTGCCGTCGCTGCCTCCGGCGAGGATGCCGGTGGGGTCGGTGGCCTGGAACAGGTCGGGCTCGTCGACCTTGGTGACCTCGATCAGGCCGTTGGTGCCGTCGATCTTCTCGGTGAGCACGACCTTGCGGTGCAGTCGCGGGATGGGCCGGAACTTCGGGTAGTCGCTGGACTTGAGGATGGTCATGTGGTGGTCAGTCCCCTTCGTGGGCCGTGTAGAGGTCGAGAGGTACTCCGAAGCGGAGGCCTTCGGGGGTGTCGATCTCCCGTCCGGCGCTTACCGCTTCCTTCTTACGGATACGAAACACTACTTCCCGACGGTTGTCAACGTACTCGATCCAATCGATTGACGAGCGGATCATTGGGAGTTCCACGTCCAGGTCGTACAGCACGTAGCCCTCCCACAGAACGGACGAGTCGGTGATGCCGACGTGCTGGTACAGCCGCAGCAGCCAGTCCTGCTGGCCGACCTTGTAGACGTGCCCGCCGTAGCGGATGTGGACCGGGTCGCGGTGGCTGGACAGGCAGGTACGCGGCGCTCCCGTACGGAACTGGGGGCGCCACGTCCACGGCGGCCGGGGCTGCTCGATCCGGCTGATGGTCCTCTGCACGTGCCTCATGCGTTCATCCGCCCGGCGCGGTTCTCCCGGTCGCCACGCCCGACCCGGCGGGTCAGTTCACGGCTCAGGAGGGTGTTCTTGCGGTCGGCGCTGTCGTAGACGGCCTGGAGCATCTTCCGGTAGGCGTAGGCGGCCGTCTTGGCGTCCTGGGCGGCCACGTACTCCGGGTCCTCGTAGGCCATGGCCTTGGCGGCCGTCACTGTCTTCTGGTTGGAGTTGCGGACGGCGGATAGGGCCTTATGTGCTTCGAGTGTGTCGACGGACGACTTTTCGTCCACCTCCGCCGCTGCCAGCCGTGCTCCCGTGTACTCCACCCACGCGGTCGTCCTGGTGAACAGGCTCATCAGTTCGCTGTCGCTTAGTGCGGTGGGATCCTCCGGCAGTTCGGGCGCGTCGCCGTCCGGCTTCGGGGGCAGGTACAGGTCCTCGCGCTCCAGTTTCCTGGTCGCCTTCTGGCTGGGCGACTGCACCGCTTCCCAGCCCTTCCTCGCTACCGCTCGTGTCATCGGTGGTGGTCTCCCAGCAGGTGTTGAAGAACGGACAGTCCTTGCAGACCTTGGTGTCCTGGCCGGTGAACTCCGGCCGTGGTGGCGGCTTGCCCTTCTTCAGGGCGTATTTGATGTCGAGTGCCGTCTCGAACAGTGGCTCTGCGATCTCCGGGTTGTACTTGACGACGAATTCCTTGTGGGCCTGGGTCGCCTTGTACTCGTAGAGGAAGATCACCTTGTCGAACGGCAGGCCCATCTCCTTGCACAGCCGGAGATAGATCTGCGTCTGGCGTATGTGGCTGCCGAAGGGGCGCCGGAGCGCCTTCCACAGGCCGTCCGTGTCGATGACGGTCTTGCCGTCCTCGGTCTTCACGGTGAACTGCCGCAGCAGCTCGGGGTTGTCGAACCGGACGGTGCCGTTACCGATGGACTTGACCTCGACGAGGGCGTTCAGGTCCTCGATGGCCCCGTCCTCGTGCCCGGCGATCAGGAACTCGCTCTCCGCCTGGAGCGGCACCTCGCGGTACTCCAGGTAGACCGGGAGGGTCGCGAGGTCGGTGCGGTCGCGGCAGGACGGGCAGGCGATGCGTCCGGCGGTGCCCATCTCCCAGTAGTCGCAGACGGGGCACTTCCACTTCCCCCACAGGCGGCCCATCTGCTGGAGCCACGTCTGCCACTTCGCGTGGATGGCGTGGCCCTCCATGAAGACGGTCTCCAGTTGCGCGGAGAAGTTCCGGCTCTTCTCGGGGGAAGCCCCCGCCAGCCTGTAGTAGGTCTGACGGGGGCACCAGTCGCTCTTGGCCATCTCGGAGGGGTGGATGATGTCCTGCCGCCGGTCGGTCGGCTTGTCGTGCTCTTCCAGGAGGTGCTTGTGGATGTCGCCGAGGAGGACGGAATTACTCTTCTTCGTCTCCGCCAGCGACGCGATCCGGCCAGATGGCTTCAAGGGTTTCTTTGCTCGGGGCACGGTCGAAACTCCACTCGTTCTTGGGCACGAACCTCCGGATGTAGGCCCGCTCAAGGACGGTGAGGCCGCCCCAGATTCCGTAGTGCTCGTTGTTGACGAGCGCGAATTCCAGACACTGTTCCCGGAGGGGGCAGACCCTTTCGGTATAGGTGCCATTGCAGATGTGCTTGGCCTGGGTCTCGCTCCCGTTACCGTCCCCGAAGAAGTCGTCGTGCTCCCGCGTCGGCCGGAACTTGCGGCACGAGGCTTCCTTTTCAGGATTACCTCCACCATCCCATTCAGGGGCATTCAGTCGGAGGTGCATTACCACGGCAGTATCTCCTCGGCGTCCATTTCCGGATGCGCCAAGGTATGAAGCGCCAGGAAAGTCTCTTCGGACATCGTGATCCAGTTTCTTCCACCGGACATCTGAGTCCCGAAGAGCATTTCCCTGCCGTCGACCAGGGCTTGCTTCTCTGCGGTGATCAGTTCCTTTTCCTTGAGCGAGTACGAGCCCTTACTGGTGACCTTGTACTCGATCGAGTAATCCGGGGTGCGGACGTCGTTCTTTCGCACCCAGCCGTTGCCGCTACCTGCGTTCACCGTCCCGCCGAGGAGTTGCGCTCCCCGCCGCTCCTGCCTCTGGCTCTTCTTCAACATGTCCGCCATAAGAGGCCTCCAGGAGTGTGGCGAGAAGCGTGAACTTCTCGTGGGACCGGTCCTGGCGCCGGGAGTACCGGACGCCGAGGACCAGGATGTAAACGGCTGCTACGACCAGCAGCGAGGAGAGCACGGCCACCATCAGGCGGCCTGGGTATGAAGCCCGTCGGCCTCTTCCGGCTTCGGCCGTCGGCTGACCTTCTTGGTCCCGGAATTCTCGGCGGCCTCCAGGTCCTCCTCGGAAATGGAGCGCTCGTCGGCGTGGAGAGAAGCGGCGAGCACCTTCTCGTACAGGAATTCCTGGAGGTCCAGGTCCTCGCGAATGGCGGCGAGGGTGTTTTCCTTGCTGTGCCAGCGAAGGACGGGCTTTCCCTTGTCGTCGTATTCGCCGTTGTCGATCTCGTAGTAAGCGCCCTTGCGCTTGATGACGTCGAAGAGGATCCCCATGATCATGATTTCCTTCGTGGTGTCGAAGTCACCACGGACGAAATTCAGGTACGGGGCGGAACGGAAGTAGGCGTCGATCGTGGCGATCTGCTGGGGGGCCGCCGACTTGTTCTTGATGGTCTTTACCTTGATGACCTGGCCGACGTTGACCTTGCCCTTTCCGGGCCGGGCTTCCTGAATCCATTCGTCGCGCCGGACTTCCACCCGGGTGTAGAACGCGTAGTTCTTCGCGTTTCCGCCGGGGGTCGTGGTAGGCGTGCCGTGCGGGGAGAACTTGCCGATGGCGTCGCGGTACTGGTTGATGACGATGCCAAGCAGCGGGCGGTCGTCGGGGTCGGTCATGCTGCGCTTCGTCGCCGCGCCGGACTTGCGGAAGAACTTGCCGGTGAGGCGTGCGCCGAGGGCCATGGTGGCCTCGTCCATGTCCTTCTCGGACTCCTCGTCCGGGATGAGCGCCGGGTAGGAGTCGAGGACGATCATGTCGACGGAGCGGGACGTCGCGAAGTCGAGCATGGTCTGGTAGGCGAACTCCATGGCCTGGGTGGGGACGACGATCACGCGGTCGTTGTCGACGCCGAGGGCCTCGGCCTGGTCGGTGTCGTAGTGCTCGGCGGCGATCCACAGGCAGGTGAAGTTGGGGTCCTTCTTCTGGTTGGCGGCCAGCGTCTTGTAGACGATGAAGGTCTTGCCGTGGGACTCGCGGCCGATGACCTCGACCCACTGGTTGCCCGGCCAGCCTCCGCCGAGGGCGATGTCCAGGGAGAGGGAGCCGGAGGTGAAGCGCTTGGCGACGCGCATCTCGGAGGCGAAGCAGACGGCGCCCGGGTGGGTCTTGTTGATCTTTGCGAGGAGGGCGAGGGCTTCCTTGTTCACGCTCAACAGGGGCCCCCGTAGGTATGAAGTCGCATGTGGTGTTACTCCTGATCCGATAACCGCGAAGCGGTAACGAAGAACCGGTAGTTCCAATACCATATCGGTGAAGGAACTACCGGTCCACTCATGTATCAACTAGTCAGACGAAGATCTTCAGGGAATTTGCCGAGGCCACGGCGGCAGAGGCTTCGGCCCGTTGCCGTCCCACGGAGCCAGCCACTGCTGCTCGATGAGGTGGGAGACCACGTCCCGACCGTCCCGCAGGGTGATGGTCGCGAGGTACCGGCCGCCGAACTTGTCCGGGTCGACGTCACGGCCCACCTTGTGCGAGCGGACAACCACCTGACTGCCCACCGGCAGGAGAGCGGACAGGTTCGCCCGCGCCTCCTTGCCTCCCGGCTCCTTCAACTCCCGGGCGTTGCCGCCGTGCAGCCGTATGTGGAAGTCGTGCTTCCAGGTATCGACGCCGAGGTCCAGGTTCACCGTCACCGTGTCGCCGTCGTGCACGTCGGTGACGACCGCGTTGTACTCGTACATCAGTTACTCACCAGGTCGACGACCTCACAGCCACCGGCCGCCGAGCACGCCAGTTCCTGGGAGCCCACGGTCTGGTCGTAGGTCTCGTAGAAGGCCAGGTCCGACCACTCGACGCGGTACTCCTGGGCGGCCAGCGCCTCGTACTCCTCCTGCGTGATCTCCTCGTACGGAGCCTGCACGTAGGTGTGGTCGCTGAAGGGGAGGAAGGAGACGCCGGAGATCTCGTCCAGGTGCTTCCAGACCCACTCGCCGACCTCGTCCCACTCATGCTCGCGCACCGAAATCGTCACCGACGGCTTGTGCTCGCACCAGTACCGCTGGTACGCCAGCCAGATCTCCAGGTGCTCGATCGCCGAGACGTCCTCACGCACCAGAGCGTCTTCCCCGGCCCGCTGGACGAAGGTGAACACCCACGCGGCGCTGTTGTAGGCGTCCTCCTCGTGCGGGATCCCGGCGTCGATCAGGACGAACGCGATGGGGTCCTTCTTGTCCACCCGCACGCGCCGCTTGTAGAAGCGGGCGTGCTTGGTATGAAGCCCGCTCTCACAGTCGACCAACTGCGAGACGGTGCCGGAGGGCTTCACACAGGTGATCGCGTCCGAGGACGGGATGCCGATGCGCCGGGCCTCCTTCTCGTTGGCGATGCGGGCCGTCAGGCGCAGGTCGGTCAGCGCGAGCGCGGTGAGCCCATCGCCCTTGCTGCCGTTGGTGAACTGGTTGCCGAAGACGCCGGTGAGGGAGACGCCCAGCAGCCGCTCCTCCTCTGCGTTCTTGCGCCACTCATCGCGCAGGTACGGGTAGTCCGTGAGCGTGCTCTGCCAGGTGCCCAGGATGGCCGCGAGAGCGACCTTGCGCTCCAGGTCCTCCACGGTGTCCTGCGGCCGTACGACGACCTCGGAGAGGTTGCAGAAGGAGAATGGCCGGAGAATGATCTCCGAGCACGGGTTGGTCCCGTAGTCGGTGTCGGCCGAGCGGTGCCCGTACTTCGCGGCCTGCCGCTGGGCTGCACCACGGTGGAAGATGCCGCGCTCGCCGGAGCCGGACGCCACCAGCGACGCCCACTCCTTGTTGAAGTCCTCGTAGCGCAGGCCGTCGTCGTAGACGGCGGAGTTGTTGGCGAGGGCGCGGTAGCCGTGGTCCTTCCACCACTCGCCCGACTTGGCCTGCGCCATCTCCTGGTCGTCCAGGTCGGACAGGGAGATCATCGCGGACCGGCGGACGCCGCCGACCACCACGACGGAGGCTATCTTGCAGGCGATGTCGTGGACCTCGATCGGGCGGAACTGTCGGCCCTTGGCGCCCTCGAACATGTCGACGGTGAACTGGAAGAGGTCCTCCAGCGGACCCGGGCCGGAGGCTCGCCCTCCGAAGGTATGAAGTCGGGCCCCGGCCGGGCGCACCTTGGACAGGTCCCAGGCGACGCGCTTGCCGCTCCAGAGGTTGGTCAGCAGCGCCCGGAAGGCCAGCGCCCAGCCCTCCTTGGAGTCCTCGACGGGGATGTACTCGCGCTCCTCGAACTCGATGACGTCGGGGACGGCGGGCAGTTGGTCGGTGTAGCGGCGCTCGACGGAGTAACCCACGCCCGTGCCGTTCATGAGGATGTAGAGGAGTTCGTCCAGGGCGCGCGGGTCCTGGAGCGGGAGGTAGGAACAGTTGAAGCCCGCGATGTTCGAGCGGTCCAGGGCGGCACCGGCCGTCATCACCGCGCGCATGGACGGCATGACCTCGTGGTCGAGGACGGCCTGGCGGACGGCTTCGACGACCCCCTGCTCGGGGGTGTAGTCGTGCTTGTTCTTCAACTGTCCGAGCATGAAGCCGAAGTAGCGGTCGACGGTCTCGGTCCAGGTCTCGCGGCGGTTGCGCTCCTCGTCCCAGCGGGCGTACCGGGACTTGGCGATGAAGGAGCGGTAGGGGTCGGCGATGTCGCCGGTCGGAGTGAGCAGGGAGGTCACCAGGAAGTCCATTCAGTAGGTAAGGGGGGCGCTCAGACGGATCCGTCAGCCCGGATGAACGCGCCAGGGTTGTAGTTGCTCTGTCCGCCTCGGCCGCCAGCGGCGGTCTGCTTGGCGGGGGTGGCCGGGCCGTCTCCGGTGCTGCCGGACGGAAGGCCTGCGGTGCTCTGGGTGAAGCGCGGGTTGTAGCCGCACGTGTAGCACTGGGCCATGGCGTTGGGCTGGCCGATGGGCTTGAAGTACTCGCCGCCCTGGCAGTCGGGGCAGCGGGTGTCCTGCTTGGTGACCATCGCTCGGGCCGGAGCCTTGCCCTGGGGCTGCTCTGGCACTGTCTGCGGGGCTTGTGCCGGGGTGGGGTAGGGCTGCTGTCCAGAGGCCCACCAGGGGGCGCCAGACGGCTGCTGTGGTTGCTGCTGCGGCACCGGGGCCGGGGCCGGGGCCGGGGCGGCCGGTCGAGCAGCCGCCCCCAACTTGTTAGCCCAGAAGTTGCTCACCGAACTGCACTCCTTCTGCGTACGTGATGATTCCCATGTCGAAGAGGTTGGCGAGAATTGCCACCACCCCGGCGCGCAGAACAGAGGAGTGATGCCGCTGGAGAGCGACGGCCGTTTCCTCGTCCGCTGAAATACCGGAGTTAACCAGCATAGCCGAGGCAGTAATGCCGGAAACCAATGGGACGAGGAGGTCCAGCATTTCCTTGACCGGCCGGACCTCGTTGAGCCTTTCGTGGCTGGCCCGGTGCTCCATTTCGGAGACGTCGGGACTGTCCGGGGTCAGTTTCATGAGGGGGATCATGCCCGGGACGTCGGGGCACGGGACGATGTCCCAGAGCAGACGCTTGACGAGCATCTGCGGGGTGAAGATGTCGACCTGGGGCTCCTCCTCCTCCCCGAATTCACCCTCGTCGTCCTTGCCCTTGTTTCGGTTGAAGAATCCCATTTACTTTGCCTCCGACCAGCGGTCCACGATCTTCACGTCGGAAGACAGCGGCACCTTGAGCAGTTTCTGGATGTCCTCGCCGAGCATGGCTTCCTTCACCAGAGCGGCGGCTTCCTCGGCGCGGTCCTCCGGAGCGAGCACCACGAGTTCGTCGTGCACGGAGAGGATCAGCCGGATCTCGTCCGGCAGGATGTTGTTCAGCCGGATCATGGCCAACTTGATCAGGTCGGCCGCACTGCCCTGGATCAGCGAGTTCACTGCCTGGCGCTCGGCTCCCATTCGCAGGCCGTTGTTCTGCGAGAGGATGAGCGGAAGGCGGCGCTTGCGGCCGAGCAGCGTGCGGATGTACGGAGGGCGCCGCGACCGGCAGACCCGTACGACTTCCTCCTTGAAGCGGTAGATCTCGGGGAACAACTTCCGGTGCATCTCCATGAAGCGCTTGGCGTCCTTGAGGGAGATCTTCGCCATGCTGGCGACCTTGTCCGGACCGGCGCCGTAGACGACAGCGAAGTTGATTCCCTTGGCGACCTGACGGAAGTCGATGCACTCCCGGTCGCCTGCCTTCACCCGCCGGACGAATTCCTGCGGGTCGATTCCCATCAGCGCGGCAGCGGTGGCCGAGTGAGGGTCGACGCCGTTGTGGAATCCCTTGTACAGATCGCCTCGGCCGATGAAGTGCGCGAGCACCACGAGTTCGATCTGTCCGTAGTCCGCGACGACCAGTTTGTATCCGGCCGGTGCCACGAACAGTCCACGGATTCGCTTACCGAGTTCCGTGTCCGGACGGGGGATGTTCTGGAGGTTGGGTTCCCGGCAGGAGAATCGGCCCGTCACCGTTCCGTACTGGACGAAGTCGGCGTGGATCCGGCCGTCGAATATCCGGCACGGCTTCTTCGGGTCGTCCTCGATACCGAGGTAGGACAGCGGGTAGTCGAGCAGCTTGCTGACTTCGGCGTACTCCAGCAGCTTCTTGACGACCGCGTTGTTCTCGTGCTTTTCCAGGCTGTCGGCGTCGGTGGAGTAGTCCTTCCACTCCAGCTCCTGCCCGGCGTCCCGCTTCTTCTTGCCGCCGTCGGTCGGCTTGGTGGGGCGCAGGCCCTGGCCGCCGTCCTTCTTGGGCGCGTACAGCACCTCGGCCTTCTGGGCCGGGGCGTTGAGGTTGAACTGCTTGCCCGCTGCGCGGTAGATGTCCGCTTCGATGTCCACCAGGCGCTCGGACATGTCGCGGACCAGCTCGCGCATGGCCTGCTCGTCGACCGGTGCTCCGGTGATGCCCATGTCGAGCAGCACGCCGAGGACGTCCTCTTCCAGGCGCCGGACGTTGACCAGGGACTGGTCGTTGATCCGCTTCTGGAACTTCTTCCACAGCAGGTAGGTGTACTTCGCGTCCATGTACGCGTAGTGGGCGACCTTGGAGAAGGGGTGGGCCTCGACGCACTTGCCGACGTTCTCGGTGTCGTAGTCGACCTTGTAGTAGCGCTTGACGAGTTCCTTGAGGCCCTTCTGTTTCATATTTTCGTCCAACAACCACTGCAAAACGATGGTGTCGGAGTACTTCGGGGGTGCGATCTCGCCCCAGTACTTCGCCGTGGAGATGAGGTCGAAGGTCGCGTTGTGCGCGATCTTGATCTTGTCCTCGGCGAAGAACAGCGGCTTGAGGATGGAGAACACCTCGGAGGGGAGCATCTGCTCCGGCGGGGCGTCGTAGACGGCCGGGATGGCGTCGAACTTCCCGGTGATCTTGTTCTTCTTCTTCGTGGCCTTGCTCAGCAGGACGTCGCCGTTGGGGTGGCCGAACGGGATGGCGTAGGCCTCGCCGTCGGTGGCCAGGCTCAGCCAGTTGGCGACGTTCTGGGTCGGGACACCTCGGTTGGCGCCGAAGGTCTCGATGTCGAAGGAGAAGGCCGACGCGCTCATGAAGCGGTCGACCACGGTATGAAGTCGGTCGGGGGTGAGGATGACGCTGTTGCGGATGGCCACGGGCGGTACCTCCTGGCGGTGTGGTGGGGAAGCTGAGGGGGAGGCCCCGGCGTGGTGCCAGAACCTCCCCCGGAGGCCGATCAGTCGTTCAGGATCTCGCGGGCGATCGTCTTGAGTTCGTTGCGCGTGTTCACCTGGAGGACGTCCTCGTCGTAGGCCTTGTCGTCGAACTCCTCCAGGTCGTCCTCGGTGAGGGGCTCGATGTCCCAGTCGTCGGCGAGGTCGCGCTCCTTCACGGGGGTGATGTAGTAGGTGGTCTTGTTGTTCTTGCTCTGCTTGGAGACGGAGAAGTAGAGGTCGTCCCGGTTGATCGGGGCGGTCTTCTTGTCCTTGGAGTAGTTCTTGAGGATGTCCGCGACCATCGGGCCGAACTGCCAGATCTTGATCTGCGGGTCGTCGGGGTCGGTGAAGTCCACGACGTTGAAGCAGACCTGCTGGGAGGGCTTGTCACCCGCGTCGTCGCACAGCGGGCAGCGGGACTCCAGGCACGTCCAGGACCGCTTGCCCTTGCGCTCGATCCAGTGCTGGAGGAAGACCAGGAACGGCTCCTCGTCAAGGATCTTCACGACCACGGCCTCGCCGGTCACCTTGAAGTTCTCGGGGAAGGAGGACGTGGCGCTCTTGGTCTTCTCGTACGAGCCCCAGCCCTTGCCGCCGACCTTCGGGGCGGGCTCGTCGTCCTCGTCGTCGTCCTCCTCCTGGGAGCGGCGCGAGCGGCGGGAGGCGGGGGCCTCCTCGGTATGAAGCGAGTCGCGGCGCGAGCCCCGGCGGGAGCCGCGACGCGGCTGGTCGTCCTCGTCGTCGTCCGGGAGGTTGCTGTCCTCCGGCTCGTCGGCGGGGGTGTACGCCTCGGTGGACGCAGCGGTGCGGCGGCGGGTGAGGGTGCGGGGCATCAGGTGTTCTCCTGCTGGTAGAGATGGATGTACGACTTGTCCTCGGCTGTGTTCAGCCGGGCCTCTTCGACGTCGGCGGCCAGCGCGGTGGCCAGGTACTCGGAGGCGAAGTTTTCGAGGGTGTCGGCGCTCTGCGGTCCGGGGAGGTCATCGGAGTCGACCTCGATCTCGGCGCCGAACTCGACCCACTCGAAGTTGCCCATGCTGACGTGGTGCTTGGCGCTGCGGGTGATCTTCACTGCTCGGCCAGCCTCTTGAAGAGGTCGATGACGCGGGCGGTGAAGTTGGTGCCCTTGATCGGCTTCTGGTGGGAGACCAGGACGCCTTCCTCGTGCGCGATGCGGACGATGCCCTCGACCTGTTCGCGGGTGTAGAGGCGGCGACGGCCGCGCACGTCGTCGTCCCGTCCGGGTGACTGGAAGGTGGACTTGGGGATGATCCCCTCGCGCTCCCACTTGCGGATGGTCACCGGCTGGCGGCCCAGGGCCCGGCCGAGTTGGCCGACGGTGAAGAACTCGGTCTCGACGCCGCCCACGTTGTACCTGCGGGGCTTGGCGTCCCAGTCGGCCGCCGACGGGGCGGCCTTGGTATGAAGTCCGTTGCGGTTCTGGTGGCGGACGATCGGCTTGGTGGAGCCGGGGTAGAACTGCTCCCCGATCTCGGCGAAGTCCTGCTCGATGCTGGCGAGGCTGCTCATGTGGTGGTTCTCCTCAGCCCTGGAGCGGCTTGAAGGCGTACGAGACGTTCTCGGTGAACAGGGCGTCGAGTTCCTCGTCGGAGATGACGCCCTCCTGGTTGAGGACGTACAACTCGTCCTGGTCCAGGACCGTGGTGGTGACTTCCTTGTAGACGCGGTCGCGGATGCCCTTCTCGTTGACCAGGGTCTCGACGGCGTCCTCGTCCAGGCCGACGGAGGTGCGCTTCTCGCGCTTGACCTCGGTGAAGCGCTGGCCGTTGACCTCGATGGGCGCCGGGAGTTTCCAGAACTTGGAGCCCTTCTCGTCGGTCTCCCCGGTGGCGTCCACGAAGGCGCTGATCTCGTCGCGCAGGTGGTTCTTGCGGGTGACGACCTGGGTCTCCTGGAACTTCAGGACCAGGAACTGCCGGACCTTCTCGATGGGGTTCTCGGGGTCGAGGTTGATGGGCTTCTCGACTCGGCGGGTGGTACGTCTCTGGACGGTAGCCATAGAGCGGGTGCTCTCTTTCTTCCGGAGTAGTTGGTCGATCGAGTAGTGACTCTACACTACGGAATCACTGTTGTCGATTCATGATTACGGCTTCTTAGTACGTAACCTCGTCGACTCGCGAGGGGACCGACTGGCCCAACCGGGTGGTGCGGCGGTCGGCGTACCGGCGGGCGTCGGCGTCCGTCTGGTCGCGGCGCACGTCCGTCTCTGCAACGTCCTGGTAGACGGTGACGACGCGCTTCTCGGCCGGGTCCACGATGGCCACGAGGTCCCCCCGAACGTGCCGAACCTGTCCAGGAACGCGGCCCGAGGGGTAGGTATGAAGCGGCTCGTTGGCCGCGAGAAGAACGTCCGCGCTGGTCCAGCCCTTGGCTGCGGCCTGCTGCTGCGCGTGGTGGGTCAGCCGGTAGGTCGGCGCGTCGGTGACTGGCGCGGACCAGGTGATGCCGAGGCATTCTGCGATGGTGGCCATCTCGGTCTCCTCTGTTCGATTTGCTGTTCGAACCTTGTGAGGAAGACACTACGTAGCACTCCGGCATATGTCAACGACTTTGCGTCATCCATTTGACAAGTTCACCAGAGGTCGGCGACAGCACCACGCCGAGCCAGGCGGACGGGGGTCAGATCCCAGTCCTCCTGCTCCTCGGGAGGGCGTATGACATCCTCCAGCCCCTCACGGAGCAGGACGTCGAGCGGTTCTTCTCGCATAGCTTGATATTGACATGCCGCTACGGCTTTAGAACCACTCGACGTCCGCCATGAGATCCTGAAAGTTACGCCGCTTCCAGGCACTGCGTCAGGGTCACCAGGTCGTTCTCGATGCGCCCCTTGTCGTCCGCACCACGACCGTCGGTAATGGCCGAACCCACCCGCCTCTTGTGCGCGAGCATGGCGTACTTCCTGGGCTCCGTGGTGCCCTGCGTGATCGCGTTCAGCACGTAGATGTTCTTGAACAGGCTGCTGGCGCGGTCGTGCCTCTTGTTGATCTGGTCCTGCTTGCCGGACGACCAGGCCAGGTCGTAGTTGATCAGGTAGTTCGCCATCCACAGGTCGGTGCCGAAGGCTCCGGCGTGGCTGGAGAGGAACACCCGGCAGCCCTCCTCCGTCTCGAACCGGCTCGCCGCGTAGGCCTTGGCCCCGGCGCTCATCCGGCCCGTGTACGTGACGGCCACACCCTCCGGCAGACGCTCGGCGATCAGGTCGAGCATGTCCGGGTTGACCGAGAAGACGATCACCTTGTTCTTCGGCGTGGCCAGGATGTCCGTCACTGTCTCTACCACCGCGTCCAGTTTGGGGGTAGCGGTGACATCGTCGAGCACGCCGTCCTGCCACACCTCATAGGCGTACTTCGAGCCGGGCCAGGTCTTCTTCACGGCACCGCCCTGCCTCGCCTGCTCGCTCTCCTCGTACCGTTGCCCGGACATCACGATGAGGTCCGGGTGGTTCAGCAGCATGTCGAGCGCCTGCATGCGGGACATGATCTTGCCCTGCTGGCTGTTCTCGTTCGGGGTGTCCCCGCCGTGGTAGTGGGCGAACAGGTCGAAGTCCGTCGTGTTGGGTCCGAGCGCGTGCAGCTCGGCCAGCAGGTCGGCGGAGATCCGCTTGTAGGCCTTCTTCGTCTTGGGGTCCAGCGTCACCGGGATGGTGCTCTCCTGGACCTGCGGAAGGTACGGCTTGACGTCGTCGTCCATGCGGGTCTTGCGCACCATAGCGTCGGCCAGTTTGGCGTGCAGGACGGGCAGATTCTTGTAGTGCTGCACGCCTCCGAACTTGTTGCGGACGATGTAGGTCTTGTCGTACAGGTCGAACCGGCCCAGCACGGTGTCGTCGACCCACTGCATGATGCTGAACAACTCCTCCGGCCGCCCGTTCTCCACCGGGGTGCCGGTGAGCGCGTAGCGGTACGGCGCGGTGAGCCGCTTGATCTTCCGTGTGCGCTGGGCCTTGAACGTCTTGATGGCAGTCGCCTCGTCCAGCACGATGCACTCGGGCTTGATCCGGCGGACGTAGTTCCAGTCGTTGACGACGTTCTCGTAGCCCATGATCACGAAGTCCGGCCGGTACGTCTTCACCTTGACGTACTGACCGGCCCGCTTCTTGGTGTCGCCGTCGATGAGGATGCAGTAGTCCTCCGTCGGCACGGTGATCTCCTGGGTCTGGCCGTCCTCGCGCACCTTGATGACCCGGGTGGGAACGTCGGTGAGTTTGGCGATCTGCTTGGCCCACTGGTACTTCAGCGAGGCCGGGACCACGATGACGGCGGTCTCGACCTCGCCCTCGGCCAGCAGCTCCTCGATGGCGGCCAGGGCGATGGGCGTCTTGCCCAGGCCCATCTCGTAGGCGATGAGGAGCGACCCGCGCTCGACGGCGCGGGCCACAGCATCCTCCTGGTACGGGTGCAGGTCGATGTTCAGCACTGGGAGTACTGCCGATCGAACTGCCCCCGTGTGCGCGGTCGGCGGGCGAAGGGGACGCCCGGGGTGTAGTGCCCCTCCTGGATGTGGTCGGGGTTGGCGCACATCCGCCGGGTACACGCGCGGTGCTTCTGCCCGGCGCCTCCGGTGATGAACGACAGCAGGCTCTGGCCCCGGTAGGTAGGCCGCGTCGCGGTCGACTGGAAGATCAGGCATGCGGAGTCCGGGTCGGGCTCGACGCGGTCCCAGAAGGCCTGTCCCAGGTGCTCGTAGCCTTCAGGCGCCAGCATTCGCGGCCTCCTGGTGGGTCATGTGGAAGCCACGGCACCTGGGGCACTCGTAGACGCGCACCGGCAGGAACTCGCGGGTGCTGTCCTTCTTGCGCTGGATCCGCTGCATGTCGAGCAGCGCGGAGACGCGGTCGGGGAAGCGGCGCTTGCCGCAGGTATGAAGTCGGCGCTTGTTGTAGGGCATGACGGGCTCCTTAGAACCGTGCGAGGACGGATGAGTAGGCGTTGTCGACGGCGTAGGTGATCTCGCTGTCGGTCATGTCTCCGGGGTCCTTGGCGGACGTGTGGGAGTAGTCGAGGAAGCGCAGGGTCAGGCCTCGTCCGACCCACTCCTTGCGCAGCCGGGCGCAGGCCTCGACTCCGGCCTTGTCGTTGTCCAGGGCGATGACGACGGTGTCGAAGTGGTCGCGGATCAGGGACATCTGGGCGTCGGAGACTCCGGCGCCGAAGGCGGCCAGCCCGGCCTTGTATCCCGCCGCGCGCAGCCGGGCCACGTCGAGGGGCGACTCGACCAGGATGGCCAGGTCGTCCTCGTAGGTATGAAGCCCGAAGAGGGTCTTGGACTTCGTCATGGAGTTGGGCCGGTTGCGGAAGTAGCGGGAGTTCTTCTCCTGCCAGCCCCAGAGCATGCCGGTGTCGGGGCAGCGCACCGGGACGATCCACATGTCGCGCTTGGGATCCCAGAGCACTCCGGCGGCCTCGGCGTCCTGGGGGAAGAACATGCGCTCTGCGCAAGCGGCCAGCGGCGGGGTCACGTACAGGGCCAGCGAGGCCTCATTGATGTGCTTGGTCGTGTCGACCTGGCTCGGCTGCTTCTTCGCCAGGAACTTCTTCACCCGCTCGATGCCGCCGCGCCCGCGCACCCACACCGCCGCGTCGCTGTACGGGATGTCGAGCACGTCCTTGACCAGGACGACGAACGGGCCCCGGTAGCCGCAGGAGAAGCAGTTGAAATAGCCAGCGTCGGAGTTGATAGAGAAGGATGGGTGCTTGTCTTTCTTTCCCGTCCGCGCCTCGTGCATGGGGCACGGCATATGAATCTCGTCGCCGTTCACCTTGTAGTCGAGACCGATCTCGTCCAAGCAGGCGGTGACGTTTCCCGGAATGGGGGTGCCTACTGCGTCCCAGCCCTTGGCTTTCGCTCGGACCATTACTGATACCTCTTTTCCACATGCTTCAGGTAGTCGTACATTTCCCACGCCTGCGGCCCCCGGTCAGCCCAGGTTCCGTAGGTGAGGACCCTGATATGCCCGAGGCCCCTGATCCGGTGCATTTCGCTGGCGTATATCAGATTCTGGTCACGGGGATTACGGTTGTTCTCCCGGCACCAGAACAGGAACTCCCGGTAGTTCCCGGCGAGGACCACCAGGCGGGGCTCAGAAGGCGCCGACGTATCCATCGGTGTTCTCCTCGTCCATGGCGAAGGGGTCCTCGTTGAGTTCCTCGAACTTGCCGGTCTCCCAGTCCCACTGGCAGTAGGTCTCCAGGGGCGGGCAGTTACGGGCCAGGACGACCTTGATCTTGTTGATGTTCGCGTCCTCCGTGGACTCGACACCGAGGATCACGTCGGAGTCCTGGGCGAAGGAGGACGAATATCCGATGGAGTCAGACGTGATGCCCTTCTTCTTGTTCATCTTCCATTCCAGGACCTGCGTGGAAATGACGATCGGGAGTTGCAGGTTCTTCGCCATGCGCTTGAATCCTCGGGTGAGGTTGGTAAGCGCCTGGCTGGATCCCTGAGCCTCGCCGAGTTCGTCCTGCATCATGTAGATGCCGTCCACGAATACGATCGTCGGCTTGATGTGGTCGATCTTCGACTGCACA